CGCGGTGGCCCCGACTGCGAAGGTTACCTTGGTGAGCACCGATCCCTGGAACATCGGAACCGCGACGGTGATCATTGCGCCGGAGGCCGCGATGGCCTGGTCGATATTGACGGATTCGTATGGTGTGCTCTCGTACCAGGTGCCAGTGGGCTTCCCCGCCAGCAACCATTCACGGGTGCTAAGGGCTGTCGTTGTAGGCATGTCGTTCCTTTTCCGCTAGTTCGGGTTGTTACGCAGTTACTGAATCTTGAGGACGCGGAACGCGCTGGCAGCCAAGACCTTGGCCGAATTTCTCCAATACGCGTAGAGGCCACGCTGTCCGGTCGGGAAGCGGTTCGCGGCACCGAAGAGCATCGGGGCGATCTCTATGTCGAGGCCAAGCCGGTCGATGATCTTGTAGTACGAGAAGTCGCCCAAGATCCCGTCGAGATGGGTCGTGGTGATCGCGGTGTCGACCGCCGAACACTCATAGGTCGGATAGGCCAGCAGGTTGATGCCCAGCCGCCCCGAGCGCGGGACGTTGTTCTGCATCCCACCCTGGAGGGGATTCGGATACCCGATCCACATTCCAGCACCACCAGCGGTGTCGAATGCGCGGATCAGGTTGTAAAGGGTGCGGTTGGCGACCCACGAGGCGCGAGGCCGGAAACGCGGACCCAGCGCATTCTCCATCGCATACACATCAGCGATGGCGAACGTTCCGCCGGAGGCCGTGGAGACTGTAGTGGTGGCGCCCACAACGACGCCCTGCGGGACAACGCCTGTACCGAGGCCGGTGGTGAACTGGACCGCTTCGAGGTCGTCCTTGGCATCCTGAATGAGGCCGGCCATCTGACCCTCGACGTTGCCGACGTCCTGCCCGTACTGGATGCTGAATGGAATGAATACGTTGGCGGTCTGCACGACGATGGCGGGCTGGAGCAGCGCCGGCGTACCGTCGGTTGCTTCCTGTCCTTCTGAGCCGTACGAGGCGGTGACGCCCGTCGAGGTCACGCCGCGCCATTCGTTGGTGCCCGTGATGGTCTCGACGTTGGCGATCTCACGGTAAGGGTTCACCGAGAGGTTCGAGGTCGGGATGATCGTCGGGTCCAGCTGGTAGACCACCTGGAACCCACCCGAGGCGCCCGCGCCGAGCGACAATGCGCGCTCTTCGTCAGGAGTCCGGGACTGGTTGGCGACGTACTTGTGGAACGCACGATGGTAGAGCGGACCACCTGTCACCAGAATGCGTCGGGCGATCTCCGGGACGCCGAAGTCGCCAGTGCCGTCGTTGTAGTCAAGCAGGTTCTCGATATGCCCCTGCGTGAATTCCTGAATGGAGCGCTCGTGCGGGAACCGGGACATCTCCACGGCCCGCTTGGCGCGATCCTTCATCTCGCGGTTGGTCTGCTCCGGGCTCATCCAGCTGGATCGAGTGACCGTGTTGAGGTCGTAGACCTCGCCCTCGCTCATCCGGTTGATCTGGTGATATGGCTCGAACTTCCGACTGACGCCGCTCTCATCGGGCGGTTCAAAGTTGACCGCATTGCGAGAGAGTTCGCTCACCCGCTTACGGCGATCTTCGATGTCCTTGACCGCCGCGCGGTGGGTATCGAGTTCGGAGTTGTTCTTCTCCCAGTCGAGCCGGACCTCGTCAGGCATGGCATCTTCAGCGTAGGTCTCGTCGGTCTCGCGAACCCAGTTCTCGAGTTCAATGATGCGGTTTCGCCGCTCATCGTTGGTCATCTTCGGTTTGGTCTCACTCCGTATTACTGGTTTAGGTTTCGGCTTGGGGGCCGATCTCGGCGGCTCGGCGGCTGCGCTCGGGCTCGCTGGAGCGGGTGCGGACTGAGTACCGCGGGCCGCTGGCGGGGTGAGGTCTCCGTCGACGATTGAATCTACGAGGGTTTCGAGCTTGCCCGGGTCATTGAGGAAGGGCTCGAGTGTGAATTTGTCAGTCAGCGACCGCATCGTCGCGGTGGCGCCTTCGTAGGCGGGGAAGGTAACTGGCCCGAACTCCTGCATGCGAACCTGCTTGACAGTCCGCTCGGGAATGCCCTCGGGGTTGTATGCCGAACGTCCCGGCTTCTTCACGAAGGCGTCATCGAGGACGTTGAAACGGAAGCTCATCCCATAAGCACCGGCCTTGAGCCCCGGCGCGAGTTCCCAGTTGTACTGAGTGTTGAACAGCGGCACCTCGGTCCTGACGCCATAATCGTCGGGCTCGAGCACCGAGGGAAGGCCCAATACCTTGTCGCCCAGAGAGGGGTCCTTCCCATGATTGAAGGTCACCTTCATGCTCTTCGCGTTGTTGGCGATCGTGCGATTGAAGGCATCTGGCGCGAGTCGCTCCAGGAAACGCCCCTCGTGGATCGAGTTGATCTCACTCCACTGGTTGAAGACTGCGAGATGGCCGACGAGCGTGCCCGGGCTGTCGCTACCCTCTGGTGCATCGCGAATCTCGAGGCCACCAATCGCCCGAACCAAGCCTTCCCGCGGTGGGCGCTCGCGGGTTTCGCCGTCAGGCTCGTCTGAGTTCTTCTCATGCGAGACCGGCGGCGTCTTGCCAGCTGCCATCCATGCGGCGAGGATGGGCTTGCCGCCACTGTCCCAGTGAGAGTTGTCGGTGTCGCCTTCGGGAGTGGAGTCGTCATCTCCATCGCCGTCCGGGTCCCACTTGGCTCGTCCCAGGTTCGCGGTTGCGGCGGTTGCGTCAGCTGTCATTGCGTTCTCCAGGCAGCCACGGTGCCAAGACTCGCGCAGATGCGACCTTGCCGTTGCCATTGGTGGAAGTCGTCGCGGGCTTCACAGGAACTGTGTCATCGGGTTCGCTCGAGGGTCCACCCGGCTCGCCCAGTTCGCCCGGTGGCTGTAGCTGGACGCTGTAGAGCCCGGAATGCTTACCTTTGAGCACGCTCAGATCCATGGCATCGACGGCGTCGATGACATCGTCAGGCTTGAAGCCAGCGCTCAATCCCGAGGCAACTGTCGACATCCGGATTTGGAAGATGTTGGCCGCGTCCTCTGCGTCCGCCCGTAGGAAGGCAATGTCGCGGTCGTCGTACCAGAGTTCCGCTCCTCCGGGCATGTTGAGGATCCGCTGCATGGATCCACAGAAGTTGCGCCAGAGCGGACGCATGGTCCCGTCTCCGAACCTGCGCACCGCCTGCCCGTAGTTGGAATATGTCCCCGCTGCCAGACCTTCGGAGAATCCGACCAGGATCGGCGGGCAGCCGGCGGCGGCGGCAATCCGTGACTCGCCGGCACCTTGAGTGACCTTGAATTCCATCTGTTTGAAGTCCAGGCCGACCGAGGTTGCCACAGCGCCGCCGCCGAGGAACATCGTCTTATAGGCATTCATCGCGCCGGTATGGTCCTTGTCGAACTCTTCCTTGAACTTCTTGAACGATTCGAAGCCCATGTCCTTGTCGACCGTCACCGCCAGATTCGGGGTGGCGGCGTTGTCGAAGAAGTTGAGCTTGTGTGACGTGGCCGCGCTGTCTCCCATCACCTCGCGCACGATCGGCTCGATCCACGGCATTCCCCGGAAACGGAAGACCGGATCCGGGATGGGGGCGAAGTGGCAGACCTCTTCCGGCAGCAGCGCGATTGGCTTCTTGTTACTTCTCGACCCGCCGGGCTGGTAAAGGTAGCCGAGCAACTGGCTATCAAGATCGTCAAGACTGGACTCCGAGTCCACATAGTCATCGGGTTCACCCTGGCTGCCGGCCACGATGGTCACCCAGTCGGGCTGCAGACGCCGCAGTTCATTGCCACGTCGCACGCAGAAGAAGTTGCCGGCGAGGTCGATATCCTGGATGGCGCGGGCCAAGAGATCGCCGGTGGTCGCACCACTCCAGGGGGTCTCAAGGATTTTCAGATCGTCAAAACCGAAGAGGGGAGTGGGGCGTCCATCGGTGAACCGGCGTCCCTGAAAACGCGCCTCGGCGAAGATCGACATGCGGAGCAACATGCAGGCGAACACCGGCCCGTTGTTGCGGTAGGCCATCTCCACGTAGGACGTGAATGCCCGGGTGATCGCCTCGCGGTTGTTCCCGGCCATGGTGGTGTTGAGCTGCAGGAAGGGGTACTGCTGTCCCTGCCAAGTGAACCAACTCGCCCACTCATTGAGGCTGATCCTCGGATCGGCTCGTTCTGCTCCGCGCGAAGTTCCGACAAGCGCGCCGAGTGCGCGGGAGAAGCGATTGGCCATCAGCGAAACGCCTTGGGAATCTTGCGTTGCTCCCAGGCCCGCAAGATCTCAACGTCGTGAGGATTCTCGGCGGTGAGCTCTCCCGCGAACTCATAATCGCGCGCGTCGTTCCATTGAAGCCGACGCATGAGGTGGCCGACCTTCCCCCCACAGGGCACGCAAACGTGGACTCTCATATCAGCGGTGCGCCCCGAGGCGCTCCTTCCTAGCT